TCCCAATGGGGCGTGTTCTGCCAGTTCGAGATGCGGGGGTGCTTGCCTTTCGCTTCGCAATCAGGCTTGCCGCATTCACAAGCATTCGGATTAAACCGCCACAACGGAAAAATCCGAAAGCCAGCATCATAGAAATCACGGTAAAGCATTAGATTTCCTAATCAAAAAGGCATATCAGGCATTGGCATCCAAAAGGTCGGGTTGTCGTCGTACGACTGGCAGCACCCGCATCCATGGGCGGACAAGGTGATGTAGTCCCACCAGCCCCCATCGCCGTGCCAATCGGCGGGATACCACCACCCCTCAACTATGCCTTGGTCTTCCACATAAAGCAGAATATGCGTTCCATCCTTGGGCGCAGTGTCAATTGTCTGCCATTTCATAAGTAATATCCCCTATTCATAGTCATGGTCGATGCCGCTGAGAACCCAAGCGTAAATCGCTGCCTTGGCAATTTCGCGCAGTTCATCGTGCGTCAGTTCGCCCACCCGTGCATCAGGATCTAGATACGGCCTGATCGCGTCTCGGATCTTGTCGGCAGTCGCGTCGATGCGGTCAGCCGTCCCGTAGCGAACGTGGGTCATAGCGGTAGCCCCCTCTTCTCTTTCCGCACCATAACATACGCCTTGGATAAGTCTGGCCAGCACGCCGAGCATACGTCCAAGAGTGTTCCATTATGCCGAATGCTGTAATCCGATAGGATCACTTCGGGAACACTCCCTGCGGCCACTTGTCTATCCAATTTGCGGACCTCGCACCCGCATAAGTCGCAAACATAGGTTTGTAGGATATGAACGCTCATTGCTCCGCCTCCTTCTTAGCGTCGATGCGGTCAGCCATCAAAGCTTCTCCCAATAATTGGCCTGAGGTCCGCAAGTGCGTCCGAGGGTTAGAATATACCAAGCCCTGCTACGTTCATGGTGGCATTGACGCCATAAGGCTTCTTTTCTGAACACAACCCCGTCGCCATCAATTTCACGCAGGCACCACTGCTTTGTGGTTACAATGCCGTTATGGAACCAACGGCAATTTTTACAGAACTTATCCGTCATACTTTCCCTCCATATAATCCGACAGCCGCTTGACCGTCTGGTATGACGGATTGGCCGTGGTCCCATTGCGGATGTCAATAATCGTTGATACCCGCACGCCAATTGCCTTGGCCACCACGGATGGACGGCGGTCATATAAGGCCGTCCTCACCTGCTCTAGCGTCATCATGCTACGCTGCTCCGTTAAAAAATTACGCTTGACAGGTACAATCCGCGCTGGCAGATGTCAAGCCGTAGCGTTGACAGCCCGTCGCTACCGGGCAAGCCCAATGAGGTATAAAATGGGTATCCTTTCGACCATCTCGAAGCCGGAGAACCGCGCTCCGATTCTGACATTGTGCGGTGACGCTGGTACAGGCAAGACCAGTCTGGCTGCAACCTTCCCCAAGCCCATTTTTATCCGCGCAGAAGATGGCATGACGTCCATCCCTGTGAAGCAGCGTCCCGATGCCTTCCCGGTCCTGCGCAATCCCGATGATCTGTGGGAGCAACTGATTGCCCTGCTGCAGGAAGATCACGACTACCAAACCGTGGTGATCGACAGCGTTTCCGCACTGGAAACGATGTTCAGCAAGGCCGTTCTTGACATGGACGGACGCGCCAAGACGCTTGCACAGGCATTGGGCGGCTATGGTGCTGGCGTTTCTGCGGTTGCTGCAATGCACACCCGTGTTCGCAAGGCGGCTGGTCTGCTGAACGAGCGCAAGAACATGACCGTGATCTTTATCAGCCATGCCGATCTGGAAACCATGCGGTTGCCGGATACGGATGACTACATGCGCTACAGCCTGCGGCTTATGTCCAAGTCCCTGCCGCCGTATGTTGACGATGTGGATATGGTCGGGTTTGTCCGTCTGGTATCTGCCCTGCGTGGTGACGACGGCGACCGCAAGAAGGTCATTTCCAATGGCGACCGCCAGATCGTTTGCCATGCCACGGCTGCCTCTGTGTCCAAGAACCGCTTTGGCATCACCGAGCCGCTGGACTGCCCACCGGGTGTAAATCCGCTGGCCGATATTCTTGGGTTTGCCAAAACCAAGTCTCCCAAGCCGCCCAAGCACACTGATGACGTCGATTTTTCTGACTTTGCGGAGTAATTAATATGTCTTTCTGGAACCTCTCTGACAACTCGTCGGCCAAGACCCACGAAACCACTTTTGAATCCGCCAATGGTGACGGCTTTGCCCCGATCCCTGATGGCACTGTGCTGAATGCCGTGATTGACGAAGCCAAGTGGCAGACCCCTCGGGATCGTTCGGAGGAATTCATCTCCCTGCGCTGGACCGTGGTGGACCACCCTTCGTACAAGAACCGCAAGATCTTCCAGAAGCTGTGGGCCGGTGAAGACCTCGACCCTGCCGTGGATGACAAGGAAAAGGCCAAGAAGAAGCGCGACAAGGCACTGCGCATGCTGGGCGTTATCAATGCCAACTGCGGTGGCAAACTGCCTGATCGCCGTCCGTCGTCGGATGACCTGACCCTGTACCTCACCAACAAGAAGATGAGCATCAAACTGCAGGTCTGGGAAATTGGCGACAACAGCGGCAACTGGATCAGCGCGGTGTCCGAAGCGACTAACGTGGTCGTCACCGCATCGCCCGCTCCGAAGAAGCGCCAGTCGGGCAGTGAAGATGAAGTGCCGTTCTGATGGAAACGGAAAACCAGATCCTGAACGACGCTGCGGAACTCATCAAGGTCCGTGAGGCGGCGGAAGCAACCTTGCGCAACATCGACAATGAGCTGCGTGAGGTAATCAAGAAATACAGCACCCAAGCCCGCACTTGGGGCATGGATCGCCACAAACTGCGGATTGTCTGCGAGTATCGCGGCTATCTGCCAAGGCAAGGAGAAGCAGCATGAACGAAGAACCTAACAACCTCGAATGCCTGCGCGATCACTTCGCCGGTCAAGCTATTCCCGCATTGCTGGCCAACGAGCCGAACCCGTGGATTGTGGCCCGCCGCGCCTACGAGATCGCTGATGCAATGCTGGAGGTCCGTGGTGACGGAGAGCAATGAAGTTATAGCGGAGAGAGACAGGAAAAGGGCGGAAGCAGCAGCCAAAAAGGCCCGTATTGAACGGGAAAAGGCGCGGCAGATGGCTACGCTTTGGGAATACTATGCAACGGGGGGTGGGGCTTTGGTCCCACCTCACCGGGTGGCGAATAACTGCGGCGTCTCTCTCGAAATAGCTATTTACAACTTGCACAGATATGGCCGCAAGGAATCCAATAATGACCCAAATGATTGAGCAGGAGTAAGCACGATGTATACCATTAAAATTGTAGCAAAGGTAGCGGCATTTGATCATGGATAATTCGCCAGAACAAAGAACACCAGAATGGTTTGCGCAGCGCAAGGGTCGGGTTACCGGCTCGGCTGTTGGGGCTATCTTGGGTGTCAACACATATATGACACGCTGGGACGTCATGCGCCGTATGGTGCGTGAGGCTCTGGGTGCGCCTTCCGAGTTCGCAGGCAACGTGGCTACGGAATGGGGAACCAACAACGAAGCAGGGGCGCTGGTCGAGTTCCAGATGGAATCCGGCCTATCCGTGACGCCGGCACCGTTCGTGATGTACGAGGATTGGCTTGGAGCCTCTCCAGACGGCTATGTGAGCGATGGCGGCCTAGTGGAGATCAAATGCCCCTATGGCATCCGCAAAGCCTCTCCTGTGCCCTTCAAGACGCCCCAGAGCCAACCAAGCTACATGGCGCAGATGTACGTGCAGATGTTCGTCACGAATACCGAGCATTGCCACTTCTTCCAGTGGACGCCCAACGGCACGCGGTACGACGTGATCCATCAGAACATGGACTGGATCGCTACCAACATCCCCCGGCTGAAGCAGTTCCATGCCGAATATCTGGATGAACTGAAGAATAACGCCAATGAGCATCTGGGTCCGAAGCAACCGGAGATCGACACTCCGCAGGCGCGGGCTGTCATGGAAGAATACCAAGCCGTCATTGCTGATATAGAAAGGGCGACTAACCGAAAGAAAGATCTTTTGGAACAACTTGTTAACATGACCAGTGGAAACAAGTCGGTCACGATTGCCGGTCACAAACTGACAAAAACTGAACGGCAGGGAGCAATCAGCTACGCCACGGCCATTAAAAAGCTGTTGCCCGGTGCTGACCTTGAGCCATATCGCGGCAAGGGCACTAGCTATTGGCAGGTGACATGATCCCTCCTGCCCTACGCCAATGGCTGTGGGATAATTTCGGGTGGGACATATACGATTGGAACGATGGGGATTTGAGGTTTTGATATGTCATTCCAATTGCGTCCATACCAGCACGGGGCGGTTGACGCCGCCCTAGACTGGATGCGGCGGAGCATTGAGCCATGCCTGATTGATGCCGCACCTGCAGCGGGCAAGTCCTTTATGATTGCCGCCATTGCCTCGGAACTTCACCGGATCAGTGGCGGCAAGAGGATCTTGTGCATTGCCCCCAGCGCAGAACTGGTCAAGCAGAACGCCGAAAAATACAAATTTACTGGCGAGAAGTGCAGCATCTTCAGCGCAAGCGCGGGTGCAAAATCCGTCAAAAATGTGGTCGTGTTCGGCACTCCTGTCACGGTCAAAAATTCCATTGAAAAGTTCAAGAGAGACTATGCGGCTATAATAATCGATGAATGCCATGGGCTGACCCCAACCATCAGGGGCATCATTGATGAAATGCGATCAACCCAGCCGAACCTGCGCGTTTTGGGCTTGTCTGGCACACCCTACCGCATGGGAAGCGGGTACATCTTCCATATGTGGCCAGATGGCCGATCCAATGGTGACGACACCACGCGGGATCCGTACTTTGTGAAATGCGTCTACCGCGTGTCGGCACGGGAAATGCTGGATCAGGGGTTCATTACCCCTATGGAAATCGGCAAGCCCGGTTCCAGTGGATATGACACCAGTGGCATCGAACTGCTGCCAAATGGAACCTTGAACCACGAGACCGTCGAGCGGGCATTCATGGGCCATGGCAGGCTTACGGCACAGATCGTTGCGGATGTCATTAACCAATCGCGCAGCCGTCCGGGTGGCGTCATGTACTTTGCCGCGACCATTGCGCACGCCAAGGAGGTGCTTGCCAGCCTTCCTGCAGAGAACTCCGCATTGGTGACGGGCGATATGCCGACCAAGGAGCGTGATGCTATCATTCAGCGCTATCGTAATCAGAAGATCCGGCATCTTGTGAATGTGGGTACGTTAACCACCGGCTTTGACGTTAGCCATACCGAGACAATTGCTTTGTTACGTTACACTGAATCCGCCTCTCTGCTTCAGCAGATCATGGGCAGAGCGTGGCGCTTGCATCCGGGTAAGGATACGTCCCTGCTGCTGGACTATGCGAATAACATAGAGGAGCATATGCCAGATGGGGATCTGTACAACCCTGAAATCCGCGCAGGCAAGGCCAGTAAGAGTGAGCGGATTGACGCGGAATGCCCGGATTGCGGCAATATCAATCAGTTTTCATTGAATGCGGATTACAAGCATTATCAATATGATAAGCATGGATATTGCATAGATGAGTTTGGCCTTCCTTTGATCAGCGAACACGGACCTGTCGCGCGGCACTTTGGCAGGCGTTGCTTTGGCATGGTCCGAACTGGGGATAAGGGGGAATACGACAGGTGTGGATACTACTGGACGCACAAGGAATGCCTGCAGTGCTCTGAGAAGAATGACGTCACAGCAAGGCATTGCAGGTCTTGTAAGGCTGAGTTGATCGACCCCAACAAGAAACTGGTGTCCTTCGCGGAATACAAGAAAAACCCCAAGGCCAAGCAATGCGATATTGTCCTGTCCATGAAGGTAAGGGATAGTACGTCAAACAGAGGCAATAAGACCAAGCGGGTTGATTTTGTCACACCGTATCGCAAGTTCAGCGTGTGGTTTCTACCAGATGCCAGATATGACAAGGGCATCAAGGATTGGCAGAAGTTCTGCCATTACACTGATGGCGGATCGCACGCGCCTCATACGATCATGTATCAGAAGGACGAGTCCGGATACTTCAAGATCTTGGGCTACGACATTCCGCCAGATGACGAGGGGAATACCAAGTGACTTTCAAGGATCTGCCCTTTCCGGTCTACGGG